CCCAATTCGATCAGCTCTGCGTGTGTCAACTGTTCAAGCAAAGAATAAGGACGAAGAATATTATTAGCGTCCCTCCAACCGTTTGCTCCAATTCGTTTTCCTGAATGACTGTAATATAAAATTCTCATGATAGTTCCTAACTTGATAACCAGAATCTAGGCGGTCTAAAAGATGACGTATAGCGAGCAATTCCTTTAGTAACGCGGATAAAATTTAATGAGCCTGTAAAATATTGACTAGGTACATAATTTGAGCCTATTCTAAAAGCATTAGCGGCAAGGCTTAAACCACTCCACCCTGCAACCGTTGATTGCTTAACTCCATCAATAAACATATCCATATTATTGCCATTGCGTACTAAAGCAAAATGATGCCATTGATTATCGCATACAGAAGTTATCGACGTTATTCTGTTAGCCCCACTGTAAAATACAACTATCTGCCCACTTGTATTAACAAACAAAGTTAATATTAATGTACTTGTCGCACTATTTCTATTGTCATAAATAGTTTCACTAGATGCAGGATTTGATGCTCTTTTTATATAATACTCAATAGTAATATTGCCTGTACCGCCAACAAATTCTGTTACTGGAGTAATCGTAAAGGCATCATTTCCGTCAAAAGTTAAACTTCCGCTTCCGCAAGGCTCTTGCAAGCTGTTTAGAACGTCTGTTGAAGATGCTACAGTAGCTAGATTATTTGTTATTGTGTGAGCATCAGGACTTGAATCTATGAGTGATGTTGTGCCGTTAGCAACCCCCTCAGCAATCCAAATCAATGAAGTGTCAGCATGGTTTACGTCATATTGAAGTTCGTCATCAAGACCTATTTCATCAGCATCATCCCATAAGTCAAAACTAGGCCATGTTGAATAAATCAATGTTTGCTCAAGAACATAAGTGCCAGGAGTTGAGCCACCATTTCTAGTTAATGTAGCGCATGGGCAAAACGCATAATTAGGCGTAAAAGAAAAACTTTCACCTGTTCCAGCATTTGGGTTGCCTTCTACAACAGTTCCATTGACCGCAAACCAAATTTTTCCAGCATCAAAGTCAACAAGAATTGTGATGTAATCTCCAATATCATTTGATGAACCCGCACCACTATATAAAGTGGTGTCTGTAGCTGAATTAGTTTTGTATGTGATTTCTGTGTCACCATCACGGAACGATATGCAATAATCATAGGTCGCCATTCCAAGACGACCTATAGACCACCTATGTTTTTTACTTATGCCAAAATGCGCCCAAGTGACTTGTCCGCCCGAACCGCCTTGGTTTGCAGTACATCTAACAGTATATTGCCATTTACCGTATGCTTTTTGAGAATTACCGCATACATTAGTGCCTTGTAATAAGACATTAGATGCGCCTGCTAACCAGTTTAATGTTAAATTATCAACAGATAATTGCATCCCCCATCCAAGGGTATTTGCATCCCATTTCATTGGGCTAGGAGGTATTACTCCATCTGTAGGCGACATAAGCATAGTATTAAGACTTGAAGGAATCATGCTAATCCCTTAGATAAAGCCACTTCAACGAAGCCATTAGCACGAACAACGTAGTCTAATCTGTCAACTGCACCGGCAGAAGTAGAAAGCTCAATAGCAACACCCCCTACTGTTTTATAATTTCCTGACAAGGACAATGTTCTACTTCCTGTGCCATCTTGAATAAACCAAATTGCACCAGATTGACCAGATACTTGATTAGTAGGATTGCCTAAAATTGCATTGCCTGTCATTGTGACTGTAAAGAAGTTGCTAAGAGATAAATCAACAGCGATGGTAGAGGCATAAGTTAATGTAGTGACTTCGCTTCTTTGGGCGGCAGTCCACACTTGAACTTCATCAAGTTGTGCGCCACCACCAGCAACACCTGTTGACCAAACTACACCGTCTTCAGTAACGTTTACGGCTAAGACCTCCCCTGCGTTTCCAGTGTAAGAAGGTAACAATGCGGCAAGCAATTCAGCTAATGTAATTGGTTGCCATGCTGTACCATCCCCTATTAAAAGGCTTCCATCCGCAGGTGTGGCAGAATCATCGACATTCCCCAAGTCATTCAAATCAGCGCCATTAAGACCACGTTTTACAATATACTGGATTTGAACCTTGACAGTTACATTGCCAGAAACATCCCTTAAAGCAACTAAATCACTTACAGAAAGAGAAGCATAATTTAGTTCCGTGTCTAACTGATTTATTAGTTTATCAACCATGATAATTACCTCAAGAATACTATTCTATGTTTTTGAAAACTTTCATAGGCACCTCGTTCACTCCAAAGCACAAGGCAAGTATAGCTAGTATGACCCGCAAACTCAGAATCCACAACTAAAATTTCATTTGTTCCATCTGATGAAGGGCTTATATCATAAGCGGAATACAGCAAACTTCCTAATACAGAACCATCAATATTGCTTTGGTATAATTCAAGATTATACAATGTACCGGGTTCCGCTGGAACTCCATCTTCTTCGTCATGAATAATAGTAGCTGTTTGTTGCAAACGGTTTCTTTCAACCCAACTTATTGTCACATCCTCACCTACTGAACCTGTAGGATAAAGAACACCGTTAATTCTTACTTGACCTGGAGGGTACGGTTTATCTTTTCTTGATGCAAATGTAAGTGTTCTTACCGTAGCATCTTCTAAAGGCAAATCACCTAAAGAGGTTGTCGGCACAAGTTTAAAATTTGCAGTTTCACCAGCAAGATAAGCTATTTCATCGCTACCTACAAATTCATCCACAAAGTAAATTCTAGTGCCAGATGCGTGAATACGTCTTGTGGTATCTAAGCAACCCCGCTCAAAAGTTAGTGTTGTTAATCCTGTTATGGAATCCTCAATAATGCTTTCAACTCTAATTATCTCTACTGTTGCATTAGAAGTGCTTATCATTGCATAAGTAGAAGGTGAAACTACATTTACATCAACCATGTTTTCTAACACAACTGTTTTACTATTCATTGTAATTTCATTTGCAATAGTAGCTGTTGGCGAGAAATAAGCAATTCCGCGTTCCTCGTACTCAGAACCAACTTGACTGAATATAGTCATATTAAAATAACCATTTTCAGGCTCTAGTGCAGTTATCATTGCATATCCCAAGTCATCAGACAACGCTTGCGCCTCTGAATCGCTTAATACTTGTGCAAGTTCGTAATATGGGGCTTCAAATAATAAAGTGTTTGGTATATCTACAGGTTCTATTTGTGGATTTTCCCAGTCCGATACTCCGCCTGTGTCATCTACAAAAGTAACATCGGAAGTTTTAAATACATCTTGTATGCAATCAACCTTAATTTTGTTATCTGATATTGTTCCATACTCAATATTGGCAACTCGCATTACCATGTTTTCAATATTAAATGTTCCGCTTTGTAACTTGAATTGATAGTTAAGAACAAACACGTCACCTACATTAAGAATGTGTGCAGTCCTGTCTGCGTACAAAGTGCAAGTAAATAGCTCAATAGATGTTGATTTAAGCTCTCTATGAGCGACTTTAAAAGCAAGCTCAGGTCTTGATATGCCTAAGAATTGATATGTTTCATGGCGAACAAATCCATATTGTTCAATAGATGCTCTATTTTGAACTGTGACTGAGTTCTGTTCACCTTTAGCAACGTCATGAAAAATTACAGTAACCTGATTAACAAGCTCAGAAGGGTCTTTGGTCTTAAAGTTTACAATGCTTACAATATTGCTTTCATCCAATACAAGCAAATCACCAATAACATAATCGTCCCTAGCTAAAGTTAGCTTCCATTTTCCTGTTTTTCTATCTACATAAAGCGTTCCCTCAATATGTGAAAGTACCATTTTAATAAATGAATAAATGTCTGTTTCTTGCGACCATGCAAATGACAAAAACATTCCTTCATTAAACATAGTGTCAGCACAAGCTGTAAATGAATCATCATCAATCATTAATGGGTCTTGTGATAATCCCCAATATGTATCTGTTAAACACTCACGAATAATGTGAGCAGGGTTCATATCATAGTATTGAAAAGCAGCCCTTCTTGCAATCCAAGACATTCCAGTAATGTCATCACCGCTTATAGCAATAACATTTTCACCATCAACTACTCCGCCATTTAAGTTTAAATCCTGCACTCCTGAATCATCAGTGGCTTGTCCAACATACGTTCCATTAATATACCCTCTTGCATCATCATCAGCAGATAACCTAAGTTGTGCGCCAAACGCAAGGTTTACTCTAAACCTGATTAATACATCGCCACCACCAGAAAAAGAAACAGGCGTACTACTCAAAGTCCAAGATGAATCATCAAAATCAGGGTCAGTCCATCCAGTAGGAGGTAAATCGCCTTGTGGTTTATTAAATCTTCTAAAGCTATACCCTGCAACTAAACTGGAATGAACATCTTGTGTAATGAAATCCCCAAATCCGTATGAGGCTTTGCCCAAATACCATTGTGGACTTCCATCAGATTGCTTAAATATCCTAGTTAATCTTACAGACCATTTTCTAGGGTAAGGATTTATCCCAATATAAACTTGTCTAAATACAACGTAAGAAATACCTCTATGCGCTGGATAAGTAGCACCAAGCCTAGAAGTCATGTAAGTGTCTCTAGGCTGTGTTATTCTGCCCGAATAAACAGATACAGTTCCTTGAACCCCACCCTCCCTTTTTTCACCACCAAAAAGGTTAGGCTGATTCATGTAAGTGTCCCCTTGTGATATAAGTGGATTTACTGCAACTTTTTTATCTACTTTAATGGTAGAAATAATGTCCGCAATACCATGAATAAGCCCTAAAGCAAATCCTAGATAATACTTATAACCAACGGTTACTCTTTTGCCACCACCACTCATGTTTTCTCTTTTCTAGCGACTTCTACAGCCTTATTTGCCATAGCATCATTTAAAGGTAATAGCTTGGATTCATCTATCCCATTCTTAACAAAATCTTTAATGTCTAAATTATTTTTCTCAAAGAATTTAATAACACCCTTTGCGCAATAATGGATAGAACGTAAATGGTTCATTCTTACAATAGCCATTATTTTTTACCGCCTTTCTTGCGAATAGGCACAGCTCTCAAATCACCGTACCATAAAACCATTGGGTCAGTAATTTCCCTTGTGCCAAAAAGCACTGGTATATCTTTACCTAACTCAGTTGATGGAAAATCAATATCATCCAAGCCCGCAGGCTTTGGTTGGTCAACTTTTGGCTTTGGTGTAAGAAGGTAACTTAATACCTGCAAAGCTACATAAGCTACAATTTGTGCAAACATAAATAATCCTAATAAGGCGAACCCTCAAAAGGGTTTCTCACTGGTATATAGGGGAATCCACCAAAGTTTATAGTATTGCTAAACTTAGTATTGCATACTGTAAAAGTCCTATTACAACCAGCTGTAACAGTTGCAGTAAAGCCCAAAACGTCCTCATTGAAAGGGGAAAGCAAAACTATACTACTACCCACATGAGTTTCAATTGCACGTTTGACACCATTAATTTCAACAACGCCTAAATCAAAGAAACCATTTGCTCTTGCTGATAATTCTGATATAACTAATGTGTTATTTGTAACAGTATCAACCACGCCTATATTTGTGTAAAGACCCCTGTCAGCTCCGCATAAAGTAGAGAAAAGAGTATGCCTACAATAATGTTCATACTTTGCTCTAATCCCAACAGAACGTAGTTTAGTAAAGATACTTTCACATACCACTTTCAATTCAGTGTCGTTAAGCTCTCTACCGATAACACGACCAACAAATACTATTTCAAACTCACCATCATTAACGTGACCACGCCTTAAAGTAACTGTAGTTGCTTCGCTATTTTTATAAATAGTCTGATTAAATGCAAACTCGTTAGATAGCGGAAAGGTAAATGATATATCGTTTTTAAATGGGTCAGCACTTTGCTTAATTCTATCTATCTCAAATGCGGATGGAAAGTAGTCATTACTTGTATATGAATATACTTTGTCATAAGTAGTAAAGCGATAGGTTTCACCGCCTTGTGCAAAATCCACAAGCAGTATCGGCATCCCTGAATCGGCAGAATTTTCTTGTATTAGATAACTCATTCGCTAACCTCTCTTACTACTGTTGAGCATTGAGTAACATTACCCGTTAAATGTCTTAATTGAATAGTATCAGAATCAAACCTAACTCTATGTAAGAACATTATACGCTTAACGTTAGCCATTAATATGTTTGCGCCAAATGCGGATTGTAAAGTAAACACTTCAGTATCTATATCTTTTGTGGAATCAATTATTCTATTGTAATAATAAGTTCCATTATTCATTTCAATAACAAAGTCGGAGGGTTCACCGAGTCTATAATAATATCCATAGCCAAATGCGTTTACAGATATGGTTGTATCACTTAAACCTATGTTTGCGGACAAGACAAAATCATTATGATAACTAGGAATCCAAAATGTCTTATAACGCCCCTTCATCGTATGAATGAGTTTTTTTAATGTTGCTCGTTCTTTATTACCATTTACAGTAAAGTTAAGTGTAAAGGTTCTGCTCAAGTCATAAATGTTATATTCAAACTGAGGATTAGAAGAGCCATTATCAAACAAGTCCATTGGTTGAAGTATCGTATCGCTTATGCCACTGAGAATAGGATTGCAACCTAATAAAACTGGATACGTCCTATATGTCGGATAGCTTAGTGAGGATGAATAATCAAAATTTAAAATAGATTGTAATGTTAAAGCACCAAAGTTAATGCTATTTACGTTGCGTCTAATATTAATACCATCTTTAACAAACACTAGAAATGCCGGATATATCTTTGCGTTTAACAAATCTTCACCAATATTATTCTCAAGAACAATCCTATCAGAATAAATCTCTAATACTCTTGCTGTACGAATATAACCTTCACCACTAACAATAGCTAATAGATTACCTACAACATAACTTCCTTCCGTAGTATCAAAGTTTATTTCTGTATCAGATGCAAGAACATTGCCTACATAAGTACCGCTAACCCAATCAGGATAAACAAAAGACTGTTTATCAATAGAGCGCATAATAGCTTTAATTTCTCTAAAGTTGGATTCATTAAAATACACATCAAAATCAAAGGTAACTCTTGCATTTTTACGCAAGCAAATACGTTGCTCAGTTGTTTTGGTTTTAATTACATCAGTAGCAAACTCAATGTTCTCAATGTAATTTGCATTAGGCTTATATGAAAATATAAAACCCTCGTCATTTTTAGCCCAAAGTAATGCGGAACCTTCTTCCCAAAGAAGTGCGCTTCCTTCCTCCCACAAAAGCTTTGCTGAAAATGGAACTTTGGTAAACATCAGAATCCTAACGCAGAACGGTTACGTTGAATTGTATTCATAACTAATTTTTCACCCTCGTCAGTTCTCAAATATTGGGATAACAATGAAGGGTCTAGCACATTGATAATTTTTGTGCTAACGTTAGCAGGTGTTTGGTTTGTCTGATTTAACACACTATTAGGAACGATAGTTCCTGCACTATCGGGAATAAATAACTCAGGTCCTTTTTCACCAACAACCGACATCTTACCTAAAGGGGGTCTTCCACCCTCCTCAAAAAAGCCACCAAAGAAATCAGATATAGAAGAAAAGAATCCCCCACTGTCAGGCGCCACTGCGTCCCCCAATTGGAAAGCAGGAACAAAGTCAGATAAAGGTTCAACTGAGTTTGAACCAAACAAACTAGAAAGATTAAAATTAAAAGGATTTCCAGCAGATGCGCCTGTTAAGCCAGTTGAACTAAACATGTTTTTGAATAAATCAGAAAAGGAAAAATCGCCAAACAAGTCTTCTAAGTTTTTAAGTAAAGATTTAAAGCTGTTCACAATAGCTTCATTAATATCTTTTGATTCACTTACATCAAAAATCTTTTTAAGTATCTCAACTGATAAAGCTTCGGAAGCCATTCTACGAAGCACATTTAAAAAGTCAACAAGCATTCCGTCCATTCCCTCTTTAAATGGTTCATATAGGAAATTAGACAAACTATCTTGAATATTTTCAGCCGCCCTCTTATATGCCGCCTCCATAAAATCGCTAGTATCTTTAACTTCTTTTCTTTGTCTACCCAAAGCTTCATTTACAACATCAGTAAGTTCCTCAATAGAGTCCAAGGCTTCATTAGTTCCAGTTTCGTATTCACGATAAATCTCAGCAACTAATTTTCTTTGTTCTTCAAGTTGCTGTATATCTCCGCCACGAATGATTTCATTAAGCCTTTCCACAACTTTAGCTTGTTCATTTGTAGCTTTAAACAGCTCTTGAGTTTTCTTTGTAAACTCTTCAATTGTGATTATTTTAGACTTCAATTGTTCTTTTAAATCATTGTAAGCAGAAGCAAACTCCAATATGCGGTCTTTATTCTGTGGATTAAAAGAGTTCGCAACAGCGTCGTTTAATGTTTCAAGAACGGATTTGTAATCGTTAGCTTGACCTGTCGCACTTGTGTAGTTCTCAATCAATTCATCAAATTTTAAGTTGTATGCATCCAGATTAATTAACGATTTAGATTCCGTTGGAGATGCAAAAACATCAAGTCCTTTTTCAAGTCTTGTTTTAGCAAATGCAACAGCCTTGTCTATAATTTCAGTTGGAATAACATCTGATTCTTTCAGCGTAAGAATCTTATTAATTTCTTCTTTATTTAATGTTGGAACTAGAGTGGGTATTTCAATTTCTTTACCCTCAATGTTAACACCTACAGTAAACTCAGTTACAAAATTACCAGATGAGTCAACTAAAGGTCCGAGAAAACCTAGACCTTTCTTAGTTCCATTTTTACGATTACCCAAATCAAAATCTAATTTTAAACTTTTTTCACGGTTAAAAAGTTTATCTAGTTCACTTACTTCCTTTATAAACTCGTCGATTGCAGGAATATAATCTTGATTAATTTTGTCAGCTGTATTTAAAATTTCATCTTGCTGACTAAAAGACTCAATTAATTTAATATTTTGCGCGACGCTTTTCTTTTGTGTTTCGCTAAGTTTTAAAAGGGAAGCGTCATATTTAAGAATGTCCGTATTTTCTTTACCAAGCAATGCAACTTGCTTATCCAAAGAAGCAATGAAGTTTTTTATCTTATCTTGTTCTTTTTCAAATTCACTTTTGCCTGTTTTTTCACGTGGCTTTTTAGGTGTTCCGTTTACTAATTCATTATAACGAGCTTTGAATACGTCCAAAGCTTCCATATAGTTAGGAGCGCCCTCAGGAACGTCTTTAACTGAGTCAGTAAACGATTTGTACAAAGCGTCTACATCTGCTTGAAGTTTTTCAGCGGCTGTTTGATAAGTTTTATCACCAATAAAACCTTTCAAAGCATCCGACTGAGCTTTCATTTTATTAGCAATATCTTGGATAGTATCATTTTTACCCAAAATTAAATTCATATCTTTGGGTTTGTTTTTCTCCAAAGACTCTTGTATTTTTTTATTTACTTCAGCTATAGTACCCGCAATCACTTCACCCGTTTTTGGGTCAAGCTTAACAGACATTCCTATAGGAAGTCCGCTACTATTAAAAAACTTATTCCAATCTAATGGTTTACGGTTAATAGTATCCGCTAAGAACTGAGCAACATTAGCAACACCAGTGATTGCACCTGAAGCAAGTTTAGAAACTGGAATAAGTGTATCAAAGGTAGCAACTAAGTTAACAAGTGAGTTTCTAGCAACTGTGATAGAACCTGATACAGTTTGCATTGATTCCGCTTGTCGTCTTAATTGTGAAAGATAAGCAGGGTCACCCCATGCTTTTGTTAAGACTTCAGAAGTTAAACGACCTTGAGCCGCCATATCTTTAAGAGCACCAAAAGGAACACCTAAAGACTCCGCTAATTTACGCATTACAGGAGGAGCGGCCTCCATAACTGTTCTAAATTCGTCACCGTCCAGCTTACCTTTACCGAAAGCTTGTGACAATTGAATCAATACAGATTGCGTTTCAGCGGCTGTTGCACCATTAACTTTTAAAGCTAAGGATACTGTTTCCACAATATCAGCAACTTCGCGTTGTTTTAAACCTAAATCTGCTGTAGCGAGTGCGATACGGCCATAAGCAATACCTACGCCTTCTAAGCCTGTTTGACTGACACTTGCAATTCTTGTTACATCGTTTAAAGATTGGGAATATTTGATATTTTCGGATGTGGATGACATCAGAATACCGCGAAGTTTTGTAGCTTCGTCAGAAAGACGGGCGTAAGTTGCAATAGTACCTGCTATACCTGCGCCTCTTCCTAAATTACCTAGGCCTAAGCCTGCAAGCATTCCTCCGCCAGCGCCACCAACTGTATTTGTTTGGTTATTTTGAGTTCGGTTAGTGCTTTGATTGCTTTTTTCAGTTTGCTTATTAAGATTTTCAATCTCTTTAGCTAATTTTCTGAGCCTACGTTCTGCTTTATCAGCATCGGTTTCAAACATACCTGTTTTCATTAACAGGTCTACAACAATTGAACCCGCTGTAGCTCTCATTTCTAACCCCTTAAAGCTCGAATAATACTCATGTCTGCTTCGCTTAAACCCTCGATATTTAACTCAGGAGAAACAACTGAATTAATATCTAAAAACTCAAGTGACGCTTGCAGTCTGTCCTGATTACCTTGTGAAACTATTAACGAGGCTGGACGATGATATCTGTGGTGGTCGTCAAAAGGAAATGCTTTGTAAAAAGCAATCCAATCACGAAACTCACGATTACTTACAACATTTTGCCATTCTTCAACAGTTCTACCACCTAATGCCAAGGCTAACGTATGCCAGAACCACTTATCAGAATAGCGTTTTACTTTTTTATTTCAGCTTCTTCGGGTGAATCTGGAATACCTGCGGAAGCTTTCATTGAAGCGTAAAATAAAGGTAATAAAGCTTTAGGATTAATTTTTTTAGCTTCTTCAAGTGTAAATACAAGTTTACCATTTTCGTCACACAATGAACTTTGTATGACTTTTACCATTTCTAAAGCAACTTCATCAGGTGTACCTGATTGCTCTATAATAGCAAAACGACGAACTTGAATAGCTGTTAATTGTTTAAAAAAGAAGCTATGCACTTCGCCCTTGATTTCAACTTCCCGTTCAATGGGTGTATCTGATACTAGAAGGTCAGTTAATTTAAAATCATTACCTTTTGTCATGTTTTCTCACTTTTATGGTTTATATGTCCATACAACTGAACCTGAGCGTTGAACTGCCATTGAGTTCTTAACAACGTCATTTAAAGCAATGTCGATGTTTAAGTCTGCAATGTATCCAAAGAATACCGCATTTGTGCGAGTAGTCAAGGCATTAAATTCACCTGTACTATCCGCAGTAGGCACAGCTGTACCGTCACTTAATGCTACCATAAAGTAAGTTTCAGTACCAGCCTCAAATAGGTCATTTACAGCTTGATGTGAAGCTTGACGTGGGTCAAAATTAAACGGAACTGTAACTTGAGCAGGGTCTTTTAGACCTTGTGTGTAAGATTTTGAAGTTGCATCTAAACAAGTAGTTTCGATTCGGTCAGCAGGGCCGCCTAAACCGGAAATACCTGTAGGGCATGATAATTTAATAACTGAGTTGTCAGATGGGTCGACGATAAATAACTCAGAACCTTGGCTTTTAATACTCATTTTAGTTTCTCCTTAAGAAGGGGGTAATTCAGCGAAGCTCAAAGTCATTATAAAATCATAAAATAAAGAAGGCAAGCTTAATTTCTAGGCAAAAAATAATCAAAAATTAAGACATGATTATACATTTTTGTTTTAGCGTCGCGTTCATTCAAAAAAGCATTAAGCATATGACCACTAGGTTCAATTGCATCACGAATTGCTTTGGCTAAATCAACTGATACTTTTTGGTCAGGATGATAGCAATTAATGTGGATACTTGCTTTATCAATATCAGGAACATCACTTAATTGGTTTTCTGGTTCAATATCAGGTGCTGTCCACACTATGTAAGGTGTAGTCGGATTAATGTTTTCGGGTGCTTCAATAAAATAGATATTGTTTGCATTAACAATAGCAGTTACAGGAGCGTTTGCTTTTAAAAGCTGATAAATTGGAGGTATCATGCTCTTCTCTTTCTAGGTTTTCGACTTAGTTTTTTAATTACTTTTGCAATACCTATATCTAATTCATCTACCATTATTTTAAATGCGCCTTCTTTGCTTCGATTAAAAGCAGGCATAATAAACGGAGTAGCGGTTTGTTTTTTAGAACCATATTCCATGATATGGGCTGATTTTAAAGTTGAAGGCTTACTTCCGGTTAAAGTGTTATCCTTTCTAGGATAAGCTTTTCTAGAAATCTTAACAACGTATCGTTCACCTTTACCCGACACTAAATATTTACTTCTACGGGAAACAACGTTTGCTAATAACAGACCCGTTGACAGACCTTTTTCGCGTCTTACATCAAGTGAGCGTTGTAAAGCAATACGTTCTTCATCCCGAACATATCTAGCCGCCTTAAATACAGCCGTTTTAACTGGACCACCTCTTTTGCTTACAACTTCAGGTGGCAGATTCATTAAGACGCTAAGCACCTCATCAACGCCTAAGACGCTGAATTTAATTTGCATACCTCTTAAGTTTAAAGCTGTATTCACCACAATACCTTTTTTAAATCTTGTCTTGGAAATAAATCAAGGTTGCTATCCAAAGAACAATTATAAATTTCAATCTTATCAATCTGAGCTTTGTAATCATTATATAGTTCCTTAAAATCATCTTTCCACATTTCTATTCTGTTACAATTACCCAAAGGCTCAGGGTGGTCTCCGTGATAATGGCTTTTATCTGTTTGCTTTAAATCATAACCTACTAATATAACCTTACTCGGATTTGCATGTAAAGCTAAGGATAATAACGTTGCTCCTGTATTACCATACGCTTTAAACCATTCTTGGTCAACTAGGCTAAATGCAAATCCAGAAGTTTCTGTGATTTTGTCTTTGCAAAATTTAGCACCTTTAAAAAACTGTTTTAATTTGTCATTATAGTAGTTATACCATTTATGGTCATAAGAAAAAAGAACAGTTGCATTTGGAAAATCAAAAGCAGACGAATTTGAAACAAAAGTTACTTTGGACTTTAGATTTACATATTCTATTTGTTCTTTTGTTAAGCTTGGTCCCGAAGCAACACACACAATCGTCTGATTAGTAAATCGATTAAGTAATAAATCATCGCGCATTATCCTTCGTTAACTCCTGTGTAAGCATTTATCATCATATAGTAATTACCTGTTTTTGAATCAGGTAAAACAGTTTCTATATTATATTCTACGTTTTTGTAAACTAACTTCATTGTTGGCACAATGTTAGGGTTATAACGCATCTTTACTTTTATATCAACTCTATTTCTTACAGAATGTTCTTCAACTGTTTCCCGTCCTTTTGGATACATAACAGAAGCCCAAAACTCTTTTGCATTAAGATAATCCTCAAACGATGAACTTACAAAGCCATTACTGTCCGTTATTTCAATCTTTTGTTGAAATGATATACGTTGTCTTAATTCACCTTGGCGCATTATACAGCTCCGTGGCGTTCTCTAAGATTATCTAATAAATCTTTTGAACCCTGTGGTATTTCGTACATTTGTTTATCTGTTACATCTTCACGGTTAGCATCAAAATGACCTAGAACATAAAGCATTGCAACTTTAGCTAAACTTGGACATACTTTAGTATTTGAATTATTGCCATAACCTGCATCATAAATAATTTCAATACGTTGTTCTTCGGTATAATTAACATAAGGCCATGTTAATCGAGGAACTAATAGATTTTTTTCTTTGACTACATAATAATCAGGTGTTAACAGTTCCTCGCCATACTTAAAAGATACAACTTCTACTAAAGGTCCAAAAGGTAATTCAATTGGAGCGCATAATCTACCAAATCTATCACGGGGAAAACATGTAAGCACATATTTTAAGCGTTTAAACCCGAAAGAAATCCCTGCATACAGCTCACAAACCTCGCGGGCTCCCTTCATTTGTAAACGGACAAGGCTTTCCCCTGCATAATCGTTTGGAATCTCAGCATCACTGTCAATACGCAACTGATGATAAGCTTCAGCTAAAGTAATAGGTTCGTCTGTAGCATCAACGTCTACTAGGATTTCAGGATTCATTAGTATTTCGCTCCGTTTTCACTAATTTGGGTTAAATCTTGACCGTCTTTGCCGTCTTTACCGTTTAAACCGTCTTTACCTTTTGCACCATCTTTACCATCGCGTCCCTTTTTAACGCACATAGTCCAAGCTTCGCTTAAACCAGGTCGGTCTGTATTGTTATCCGTATTGCTTATCCACATACTACCATTGGAAGTAACTATGTGGTCTTTTGCATAAGTCGCATCTTTATCCCAAATGTTTTTATATTTTGGGATAGGCAGTTTTACTTCTTTTTGTACAACTGTGCCTAAACTATTTTCGATGTTTAAGTACAGTTTATTTTCATCGTCTTTAAAGTCAACAGTGATTGAGTCAATACCTTTAACAATACAAGTCCAGCCTTTACGTTCAAAATCATCTAACTCTTGTAATGGGTCAGTTGCTCTAAATGCTTTGAATAAACCACCTTTAATTGTTGCATAGGTGGAACGAGGATATGATTTGTCCAAGTCTACACTTTCTAATATATGTAATTCTAACGCATCTTTTCCGTCAACCCCGTCTTTACCTTTTTCGCCTGCTTTGCCGTCGGAACCATCTTTGCCGTCTTTACCGTCTTTCGGAAACGGCATTTTTTCAAGAACTATATTTACAATTTCATCAATGTTTATTTCTTTCGCTTCAGGTAATTTAATGTTTTTAATCTGTTCCGCAATTGTCTGACCAATAGCGGTATAATCAACATAAGCATTTTTACCATCAACACCATCTTTTCCATTTAAACCATCCTTGCCGTCTTTCGGAATAGGGATTTCTTTAACTTGTGACTCAACTAAAGACTTAATTAAATCAAATGAGGAAGTTTCATGTGCTGTAAATAAAGAATGTAATTTTTGGTCTACATATTCAATATCAACGTCTTTACCATCTTTGCCGTCAACTCCATTTACAACGGGAACAAGATTTGTTACAGAGCTAATAAAACCCTTGCTCTCTTTTAATTCGTCAACAAGGCTTTGTGTTAGTGCAGGATAATCAATTTCAGCATTTTTACCGTCAATACCATCACGACCATCTTTACCGTCAACTCCATCTTTTGGAACAGGCAAATCATTAATCTCGGCAACGATTAGTGATTTTATTGAAGGCATTACATCTGCAATTTCTATGGACTTACCATCCTCACCTTTATCCCCTTTATCGCCTTTTTCACCTTTTTGTAGTGTGATGTTATCAAAGCCTTTTTCTAAAGAACCAACACGTTCTTCAAAAGCAGACAAGCTTTGGGATACACTTTTTGAATAAGTGTCTATTTTTACATCAATGAGTTTTTTTAATGACTCAAATAAAGATTTAACGTCCATAATTTCCCCGTAAGCTTATCCGCTAACTAATTGAATTTCTGTTTCCACTAATTCCATTAACTCTTTAACAAACAACACTTCTGGAGCTAACTCATTCCGAACAGGAGCACTTGGCTCTTGAGGAGTAGTAGGCTCCGCGGGTGGATTTGTATTTTGTACTGACAACGGATTAGTTTCATCCCGTAAAGCTAAAGCTCTTAATGAATAATTTTGCTGTTGCATATAGGGTGTATCACCGCCTGGCACTGATTCCAAATAAACCTCAGCACGAGCTTCATCTGGTTTAAGCCAGCCATCCTTAACACCTTTGCCTAAAGACTCATATTTTTGATATGTATCCATACGCACTAAATCACGGATATCAAATTTAAAAGTTTGGTTGACGGGCAAAAGGCCTAACTCATTTATGTTTGTTTCAACAGATGTTATTAATGATTGCAAGCAATCGCTATAATAAATCTGATTAAGCATTTCAGCGTTAGCATTTGCAGGTAGATTGCCTACATTAATCTTAAACATAGGAACATGGAAACATGAACAAACAGTTTCAGCTGTCCATTTTAATTGTTCCATTAATTGTGAATCAGCCGCGCTAAGAGCAAGTTGATGATACACTAAACCATCGCCCAATACTGCAATTCTACCAATATTGTTTTGTGAATAATTTTCTTCAAATGCTACTTTTAAACGTTCGGCTGTATCTTTTTTAATTGTACCGGGTGCTGACAAAATACCACTAGGTCTACTCATGTTATCAAAGAAAGCAGTTGAGTTTGCTTGAATAGACAAACCTTGGTCAGCCGCAGTACCACAAGCAAAGATAGGTGATAAGCCCACTAAAGGATGATAAAAACAATTTATTCTATCGTGAATGATTGTACTAGCAGGAACATAATTTGATTCTAGTTGCCTAGCCAAATCATTACGCTGTAAAGCATAATAAATCTCGCCCTCGTCTGTAACAGCCGGAGTGCAATTATGTGGATTAAGAACATGAAGCTCAACAAGCCTACCATTATCCATTATTTTATAAATGTAAGCATTGCCAGCAGTTAATAAAGAATGAATCCAAGCTTCTACAAACTTTTGCCAAGTTTGATATTTGTTTGGACGTTTCATCAACGCAGGGAGGTTTCTAGACAAAGTCCAATTACCTTTAGTTGATTGAGTAAGAACAATCAAAGAAAGTTTTGCAATATCAGAACCGATAAGGCTGATACAAGAAAAGACCGCAGAATACCTTAATTGGGTATCTTTGGTCTTGGAAATATTACGTTGCCATGAACCAGTAAAGATTTCACGGACATAACCATATATGTCTTGTATCTGTAAAGGATTTGTTACTGCTTTTTCTACTAACGCTTTCCCTTTACCGAAAAAACTTGGGATTAATTTCATAGCGACCCTTAACAGGATTATACATCATATTTGCTTTTGCGTTTTTTACTGGTCTTAACAACAGGTGTTTCTTCGGTCGCTGTAGTAGTTGACTCAGTAGCATTATCCACAATTTCGGGCGTATTTTCTACTGCATCTTCGACGACTTTTTGCACTAAAGCGGGTGCTTCTACAACTTTAGTTTCTTTTGATGCTAAAGGTGGCAAAGTCCTGTTTTCCCTTAATGTTTCAGGATGTAACTCAACTTGGCCTTTGGCTTTGAAAATTTTTGCATGTTGACGACGCATGATAAAACGGTCGCCGGGTTCACGTTGGCCTTCATATGACAAACGTTTAAGAGCTGTGACTTCTAAGAACATGATATACTCCTAAGATAAGAACCTAAAGGAGTTTCCCCCTTTAGGTTTATGCTTAAAAACTCAATTAAGAGTAGTTTGCGCCAGCAATCCACTGGGCGGCCGCAGAGCGACGTTTTTTCCAGTTCATGTAGCGTTCTGCACGAAGACCAATTAAGTTGTGTTGCCACAAGCTTAACATAACAGTTGAGGCATCAGGTGTTGATGGAGCATCGTTCATTTGCAATGAAGCTTCACGTGATACATCAATTGTTACAGGACCGTCGTCTGAGTAGAATACATCATCCGCATTCACAAAGGCGATAATACCGCCACCTGAAGCATCAGGAACATGCTCAGAAGCGATTACAGGGAAGCCTTCCAAAGTACCGCCCAATGGTGTCATATCAGGATACTCTTTTTGACCTAAGCCGTTACGCATCAAGCTAATACGAGTTGCCTGACGGTTAGACATAATCCAAACGCCACTTGTTGGTGTCAAATTAGCCGCCCAGAATTTATCCATCAAACGAGCAATGTCAGCGCGAAGTGCGTCTGCATCGTTACCACTTGGGTTGATTGCAAGTACCCCGTTAAGGATTGAAGCAGGTGATACGTTTGATACTTCAGCAATTGTTGGGTCGATAAATTGGCTATCTGAGAATGCTGACATACCTGATAACAATTCACGACGAACAATTTGTTCAGCCGCAGGACTTGATTGACGAGCAAGTTCATCACTGATAACAATGATACCTGAAGCTTTTGCCCAGCGGAGCAATACTTCACCGATAACCATTTCACCTACAGGTTTTGGAGAACCCTCACCTACCCATTTGTATGTACCGCCACCAGATTGTAATGGCATACGCACGTTAAATGGAATATTGCGAAGATTTGGAACACCATTAGCGCCAAATTTACCCAAGATTGTCATTGGACGTAGCAATTCAATAAACTCGTCAACCATTGTTGTGTAATCAACTAATTTACTTGCCCAATCAGCATCAGTAGTTGTGCCTGCTTGAGTAGCGGCCTTCAAGAAACGACCAACTTGTGGTGTAGTTTGGTCATAACGTTTTGCTAACTCCAAAGCTTCAAAACGTGAGCCTTTAGCTTGAGCCATACACATTGCAAAACGTGTAAATGCAGTACCTTTAGGCAAGTTTGAATGCACTTGGATAACAGAACGACTTACGTTTGCACCTTTTTGAGTTGTATCAACATCATCTGCGTTAACAGGTGTTGCTGATTCCAATTTCAAGCTTTTAACTTGTTCCAAACGAGCAATGTGTGTGTCGATTGATTTAATTTCACCAATCATTGAATCATATTCTTCGCTTTCGGTTTCATCAAAAGATGCACCTGATTCAGTAGACTTATCAACCATTGCTTGTACTTGTTTAGCAAGTTCTTCGCGTTTGGCCTTAAAGTCGGTAATCAACTCTTCAGTTGTTTTTTTCATTTTCGACTCCTTTTTTAATGTAACTACGGTGGATTTGCCTATAACGCTAGGCTTTGCTAAATAACCACTAAGGTCCAAAGTTTCTTCTTTGCCAGACGAGGCTGAATCAGCTTCTTTACTTAATGATTTAATACTTGCGATGGTAGCTTCTGCATTTGCCGGAATAGTAACTAAACTTAATTCAAGCCACTCCCATTCATCAAAATCATAACCTTTGCGTTCGTCATTATAACGAACTTTGCCTTCAACCGGAGAAAATCCAATTGATACGCCTGTTACGAGATTATATTTTACAGATTGAACTGCTTCATCAATTCGGTCTTTTAAAACGCCTGCTTCCTTAACTTTTGGAATCTCCGCAATGTAAGGAATGCCCGATTTAGTAGGCTTAGCAAAAGTTACACGACCAATTGGTTTTGAGTGTGAGTGTTGCCACAATAAAGGCATGGGTGTTTTAAATTTAGCACCCATTGGATTAACTGTGTCACGGTCACGGTCGGGAGTTGGTGTAGAAGCAATACCCCGAATAACGTAAACGTCAGACTGGTCGTCAATAGTTTTGACTTCCAGAACTGAATACGCATTTAATTTGACAGGATTAGGCATTTTTAAGCCCTCGTTGCTATTGATTTAAAGTGAGTATCCTTTAACTAAAATCATCTGTCAATAGCTTTAAACAAAAAATACTTGATGCTCAGCTTCGTCCTGTCCTACTGTAATAGTTTGACCAATTGCCATTAATAATGCAACCATATCATCTATCTTTTCTTTACTACGTCTTTTATCAGGTGCGTTATTCAAATTGACATCTTTTCTAGCAACTAAGTTTGATGCATTCCAATTTAAAATAGGGTCATTACCATGGACAAAGCGACCTTTAAGGTATCTATTTTCTAACTGTTGCATAGCAGGGTGGTATGATTTAGGTCCTTGGATAAACTGTACCATATTAAGACCTGCCTCAGTGCATTTACTAACAACATGACTTGAGTTCCATGAGTCATAACCTACGCTAATGATATTATACTCTTGTGATATCTTAGTCATAGTTTCAATAACGACATCATAGTCCATGGCTTCTTCTCCACAAGGTATTAATAAACCTTTATCAAGCCAAGCTTTGTATGGGACTAGTCCTCTTGTTTCACGTTCACTTACAGCTATACCCGGCACCCACCTCCATCCGTAAGTATAATAAACACCTTCCAAATCCCAAACCAAACGGAATGAAGCTAAGTCAGTTGTACTGGATAAGTCCAAACCCGCATAACATGGATATTGTTTAAGAGTAACTAAATCAAGTTCACGATTGCAAGCTTTCCATTTTGTAAGATTAATAAAACCTTCAGCAACAGAGGATTGGCGGTTTAATCTTTTAATTTTAAATTCAGCATGTTTACCAGGCTTAGCTTGTGCTTCAATGGCTTCCTTTTTAATCTCTCTAAAAAGAATTGGGTTGACTTCGATTAATGGGTTAGCTTTAATCCATGCACTTTCATCAAAGTCATCGTCCTCAAACATAATGCCATATTCTTCATTTTTATCGTCAACGGCATAATAAATAACAAGATAATGTTCTGCTTCAATAACGTTAGTAAGGATTTTCTTAGCAAATTCGCGTTCCTCCTCCCAAGGTCCTACATTGGCATAGCCCTCCGTTGTGAGAAGCAGGTATAGCGGATTTGCGCGAGCACCTGCCGCTGATTTTAATACGTTTATAAGGTCGTGATTTTGGTGTGCATGTATTTCGTCAAGAATAACACATGATGGGTTAAGACCATCTTGAGTAGAAGCTCGAGCATTAATTGGTTTAAAAAATCCCCCGTTGCCAAAACTTGCAATACTGTTCGCATAAGCTCTTAGATTAAAGGCTTCTTGGATATCAGGCGTTTTTTCAACCATGCGTTTAGCTACGTTGAACACAATTCTAGCTTGTGAGCCCGTTGTTGCACCTGTAACAACTTGTGGACCTATCTCACCCTCGCAATTTTGGCAATACAATCCAATGATGGCGGCTAAAGTAGACTTAGCATTTTTACGAGCAATAGCAAATAAAGCTGTAGTAAAACGTCGTCCACCTTCTAGGTTACGAAATCCGAATAATTGTACGAGGAAAAATACATGGGAATCATGTAAGACGATTGTAGGACTATCCCAAACACCTTCAACGTGAGGTAACTTTTCAGCAAAGTCACAAACATCATTGGCATGCCATTCACTAAACGTAAAAGGGGGTTCGGGTTCTCTAGCCCTGTTAAGGTCTTTTAGAAATCTAATGGCCGCAAGTCTAATCCATAGACCAAAAGTACCTTTATTTCTAGGGTTTGAAGCCTTTTTTGCGTAAGTTATCGCAATCTTAACATAATCAACTGTATCAGACATCTATTAAGCAGACTTTTTACCATTAGATGAAAATGCGTTACCTTGTGGCGTGTTGTTAGTATCAAGCATACCTGGAAATTTACTCATAGCTGAAGGTGTTAAGCCAAATTCAGCTGTAATACCCCTAAATTGTCCAAGAACAGATGCATTAGGCAGTTTGCCTTCAGACATATCAGCAACAACAATACCAAACAACTGACAAAATACGCCAAAAACGTTAATGTTAAAGTCGTTTAGCATTCTGGCAGTAGTTAACAGCTTACCTAAACGATTATATTCAGCAATACCTAATGTACTGTCTAGCCAATAAGGTGGAGGAGGCAATTTGTCAAAGGCAATAGTAGAAATATCAGGGCGGTCACGTTTTCTAGCTCTATCCTCGCCACGTTGTTTTGCTTGATGAATTGGTTCCACTTTTCGGCCTTTCATTTTTAATCCTCTATTTTACCAATATGTGTTGCAGGATGCTTTGAAATTTTTTCATAATTACTCATTATAATGTCCCAATAAGTCTGGTATTTAACTTCAAGGCTTGTATCCCTTAAAAATTCTTGAGTAACATTGAAATCAGTTATAAAGGATTTTGAATTAGGATTTATTGCAAGGATTGTAATTGCAATATCACCGTCAACTCTAGTTGGAAGATATTCAGTAATTCTTAAAATCCTAAAACCCTCTTTTTCAATTTGCATTTTTAGTCCTCTATCGGAAATCCGTCAATTCCTATTTTTACCTTAGGTTTATACTTTAAGTCAAGCTTTGTTTTTTTATCATGATGGTCTTTACATAGACCTTGTCGGTTACTTTTAGTTTCTTGACCGCCATTTGCTAACGCAATTATATGGTCAATTTCAACTGCTGGAACATATGTACCTTCTTTTTCGCATTCAACACATAAAGGATTTTCTTTAAGATGCTCGCGACGAATACGTTGCAGTTTGCGACCACGAATACGCTGAACTTTATCCAAGGCCTTCTTCATGACTTACTAATCCTTCCTCTAAAACAGTTTCAAGATTAGTTTCGGTTGGCAATTCTTCGTTTTCTTCCTGCAAAGCCTGTGCTAAAAGTGCTAAATTTTCACCCATTGATTGCACATACGTTGCTAAATTAACATAAGCTTGCGTTAAATTTTTTAGTTCTTGTAGAACTTGTTTTTCAAAAATAGGGTTTGCCATAATATTTATAAAACTGCGGTTTCTCCAATAATCGGTTTTGAATACGTTCACGTGATATTTCTATTTCGTCAAACGTCGGTTGGTAATCTTTTGTCCACAATTTACTTAGCATTAAATAAACTTCCGACTCGTCTACAACTGAGTTTTTATCGTAATTGTAGCCTCTTTTGTCTAATTCTTTGCACAAATTAACAAATCTTTGCCTTAAAAAGCCTCCTTTGTCATAGAAAAAGGTAACATGCCCTGTGTTAAGCGTAAACCGTTTTGGAATTCGCTTAAGTAATTCTTTTTCCCAATCGTTGCCAAACTTTTTAATCGCACCGCGTATAGAGCGACTTAAAGATTTAGGAACCATTTTAATTTCACGGAACTCCGCAAACAAATGTTGGTCTGAAAGCTCGCTAACTGGAACTAAGTTTATTCGGGTCATTATTTACGCTTTCTTTTTCCATGCAAATAATAATTTTAACCGAACTATGCCCTTTTTCAAGACGAGAAAGTGCATCTTGTGACGCTTGGACATAGCCATTTAGATTATTGGACATACAAGTAGAACCGTCAACTCTATTGCTGACCACATGGAATTCTTTTTTAACAATGCTTTTGGGCATTCTGAAACTCATGTTTGTATCTGATTTTTAAACCTTGACAAACAGCACTTTTTACACAATATTCATCAGAGCCAATGTGAAGCCACTTGCCTGAATAATTTACTTGCAGGTTGTAGCCCTTTTCCGCTAAGGCGAGCCATGTTAAGACCATCTTATTTAATCCTTTTTATAATTGAATAAGTCATACCAAAAGGTAAAACCCATACTTTTTGATTATCTTCTAAAGCATTATTAAAAGATTCCTGAATATGGTTAGCTAAATCAGAAGTTATAACTCTGTCACAATGTATAACTAAAATATCGTCTTTACCTAAGTCGAGGGAAACCACTGCTTCTTGTTTAGCTCTTTTGCGGAACCAAAAACTTAACCATTGTTTAAGCATTCTCATCCTCAGCAATCATTTGTAATGCACGATTAATAGAATCTACCGCTTCTCGTAAGTCACGTTCAAAATTCTTAGCACCACGACCGCCTGCAACCAGCAGTTTTTTAACCGCATGTTGAATACAAGGGTTATCAACTTCAAACAAATCTAAAACTCGGTAAACGTCAATTGTTTTTAAATGGGATACGTCTTTGAAGTAATGGTTGTGTGGACGAGGAGGCACGTTTACAAACTCGTCTATGATAACCATATCAGGGTTTAGTCCTTTATACTTTTCAGCAAACTTATCTCTAACATCTTGAACTTTTATTTCATCCACAGCTACCACAAAACTTTCAGTGTTGTCTAAATCTACTGGTTTTGGGTCAAATGCTAAATTAACAGGGCCTATCTGAGCGTTGCGAAAGTAATAGTAACATCTGTCTGGTTCATCCATTGTATCCCCATCCGTGTAAGTAGGGTCACGCTTAAGTATATCATTTAAACTAAAACTAATACTTATTGCTCCTACATAACATTCCACACCCTCCTCACAAATAAGAGGATAGTCTTTTACCTTTCCAACTAATCCCGACAACAAACCCCTTAAGTCAAAAAACCCATCAGTTTCAGCAATATCTAATAATGCAACTTCGTCCCCCACATTGTAAACTTTAGTTTCACTCATTTTAACCTCTTAGATTTTCTCGTTTTCGAATATGATTTGTGGAATATCATCGTTTTTGTCGCTACTTGGGACAATTTTAGCATCCGCATACATAGCAGGGAACGCTTGATTGATGATGGAATAAAGCTGTACAAATGCTTCGCGGATTTCAACCTCAGCATGCTCGCTTGTACGCACTTGGATTAAGTGACGTAAGCTTCTGTGGTTACTTGTAAAGATAATTGTGTTTGCTCGACCTTCAGGTAGGATTCGGCGAAGTGCGGAAGTCATACGTTTCTTTTGTGCAAAATTAGTCATTGTGTTAACGCCACTAATTTCTTCAAGCTCTTTGTAGAAGCGTTCAATTTCCACAACTTTCTCAATAAAAGCCTTACACAATATGTCGTTTTCTTTAATTTCAGGCGGAATATACATGCGAATTTCGTCTGTACGAACATATCTACCGCTTTCTTGGCTAAATCCAGTGCCAGGTCTGTGGCGTACAAGCTCATGAGTAAGCACTCGGCTAACATCCACTAAAGCAAAAGTCACGGAGGAATGCTCTAGCACTGAACCATGTTTAGTTCCAATAATTCCTTCCTGTATGTACGTATGATTATCACGGGCGTTTGCTCGAGTAAGATTTTTATTCAAGTCAGTGCTGAAAGATTTATAACAGCTTTTACCAGCCACCTCGGTTAAAATTTGTGCATCTACATCTGTGTCTGTTTTCCACTCGGGAACCCCCAATTCAGACAAATAATCCTGTAAACCCGCTTGATTAATCTTAGATTCAGCGATTACAAACACTTTTGGAGTGACTTCTAGCATGTTTTTTTCCTTGTAAAAAGTTAAATTTAATCTAAACGAAGCACTACTATATTTTATTCCAACTTTACTGTCAAACAATCTTTAGAACAAGTTTAGTTTTGGTCACACAATCCCGTTTTGCTAAATTTCGTTTCGATACATGACTAAGTGAACAATAT